CATTTTACGCGGACAAAGCGCATCACATACTCACTGAAGAGATGAAAGACCCTAAGAAATATTACGATGAAATGATTGATACCTATAAACATCTCACTAAAATGTTTCCATTTATAGTATTTACGAGATACACCGAACCTCCGCAGAACCTTCCATCACCGGAGGAAAGTTTATCAGATACGCAGTCTTCAGACCAGTCAAGCGAAGATAATTATGACACTGTATCTCAGCCGTCTCATTTAAGGTTTTGATAGCCTTGAACTCCAGTATAGTTTCATTATTTATGATTATATCTGCGCGCAAATTTCCCACAACATGCCCCTCGAACGGAATAGGTATAATTCGTTCGGATTCGTACGGAATATTTCTAGAACGAAGGAGTACTTCCATTGCGTTATGATACACTCGTTCACTAAATCCAGGTCCAAGTACATCGTATATAGTTTCAGCTAACATACCAATGTCATGCATTGTCACCTTTGTATTTTCAGGTTGTACGATAGCATTGCATGTTTTTTGTTTTTTCAAGATATATTCAATAACTTCCGTTTCCAAGTTTAATAGTTTTTTTATTGCATCGTTTGTTTCACCCTTTTCATGTAAATCGCACACAGTTTTTTCCAATTTAGTTTTCATTTCACCGATTGATCTATCGTGGTCTTTGGCAATTTGAAAGAGATCTTTACCCGTATGCAGATCCTTTATGAACTGGAGTTCTTCGTCATTTGTCCAATCTTTCATTTTATATTGTCATGTATTCTTTTCCTTATATATATTAAATGTGGTGGATATTCAAGTTTGTGCGCATTTCGCACTCGAAGTCATTTAGCTATCTATGGGGGGAGTAGAAATTATTTCTTGATACAATGTAAGATGTCTCCAGCCCCATTTGTTGATGTTCGAAATATCAAATCTGCATCCAGTCCACGTTTTAAGAAAGCCGTTGAAGATCTCAAGAAACTTTCCATCAATGCCATCAAGGCAGGTAAGAGTACACTCAACAAAGAAATCAAATTTTATGAACTCATGAAAGAACGGGAAAAGAATAAGGGAACCGCGTTATATGTTAATTTATTCTCACGCGTTCAAAGTGCATTAAAACCATCTAGTTTAAAGAAGAAATCCCCTAAGAGTACACGATGACGTGCGGTGTATGCTGTGAACGTTTTAATAAAACAAATCACAAAAAAGTATGTTGTCCTTTCTGTGATTTCGAATCGTGTAGAACGTGTACACAAACATATTTATTATCAACATCCGAAGACCCACATTGCATGAGTTGCAAAAAAGTACACAACCGTGAATTTGTTGATTCATTTTGCACGAAAAGGTTTAGGAATGAAGAATACAAAAAACATCGTGAACAAATTCTTTTTGAACGTGAACTCATACGTATGCCCGAAACGCAACCTTATGTACAACGCATATTAAAACGTCGTGAGCTACAAACACTCCGAGATCACATGTCGCATTTATACATTAAATCTCGGCGAAGGTATCATCACGCCTCGGAAACGTGTGGACAATACGTCGATATGTATCTCACTATGTGTATTTTTGCCGAAAATGCACACAATTTATTGCGAAAAGAACTCGAAAAGCTACGAACTCTCCCTATTGATGCAAGTGAAGAGGCAACAAAGTTTGTACGCGGATGCCCCATGGATGAGTGTCGCGGTTTTCTAGACGATTTATGGAAATGTGGAATTTGTAAACAATCATTTTGTGAACAGTGTAATGAAGTGTGTTTAGATAATCATACATGCGATCCAGAAACGGTGAAAACGATGCGACTCATCAACCGTGACACAAAACCGTGTCCAAAATGTGCGACAATGATACACAAAATAGACGGGTGTGCGCAAATGTGGTGCACGACATGCCAAACCGCATTCGATTGGCGTACGGGTAAGGTGGAGACTGGCCGCGTTCACAATCCACATTATTTTGAATTCAAACGGCGTGGCAGAGAACACGGTGATATTCCATGTGGTGGTCGTCCCATGTATAGAGAACTTTTAGAAGCGTCTGCACCGGCTTGCATCATGTCCCTAAACACCGCCGTGGGTATTGCCGACTACAATAATATATATAAATATGATTACATACACGCTGATAATCTTAATTTGCGAATTTCATACTTAATGAACCACATATCTGAAACTGATATGAAACGTGAATTACAGAAACGTGATAAACACAATGACAAAATGCGGGACATTCAGCAAATATATCAAATGTTCATCGATACTGGTAGTGATTTACTTCGTCAATGGATGATAGAACCGACAAAGGAGGTGGAAATCATGGACACGGCATACGAGCTCGCAAAATATACAAACCGTGTCATCACACGAATACGTAATAGATACACGTGTCAAGTTCCGAGGTATATATTTCTAAGTAGATGATAGATGTGGTGGGTTGTTGTACCCATTTTGATTTTGGTATTGTTATTCAGACCAAAATACAAAGAGCCAGAAGTCCTGCGAGGGGTTCTCACGGATGAAGAGTGTGAGTATATCAAAACAATGTCGAAAGAAAAACTGAAACCATCGACTGTAGGTCATGATTTTACCGAAGACCGTGATATTCGGAAGAGTGAGACTGCATGGCTTGACCACGGCGATCCTGTGATTAAACGTATCATCACAAAGTGTGTCGATGATACCAGTGTATGCGAGAGATTGCAAGTGGTTCGGTACACACCAGGTGGGTTTTATATACCACACCATGATGCAAATCCTACAGAACCAAACACGAGAAAGCACACTTTTATATTTATTTTGAATGATGATTATGAAGGTGGTGATACAGTATTTCCATTTCTTGAAAAAAGTTACAGATTAAACAAAGGTGACATTCTCAGCTTTGATACACTTGACAGTTGGGGCAGAGTTCCACATAAAGCGTTACACGGGGGTGAGCCTGTCACATCTGGTGAAAAATGGATCGCAAACTTGTGGGTTAGAAGTGAAAAATACATTTCTACATGAAATGTATGATACCTATATATAAATTTCCTATCGTGGTACCAAATTCACTCACGGATGAAGAGTGTGAATATATAAAACGTATGGCTTTACCTTACCTAGAAACGGCTGGACTCGGTATCGATAGAAGTATTGATTCTTACATACGAGATGGACGGGAATGTACTTTGGAAATGTGTGATCCCAAAATTGCTGAAATTGTGAATAGATACACCGAACACCCAGAACGTTGTGAGAGTCTAAGGGTAGTCCATTACAAAAAGGGTGGATTATATAAACCTCACCAAGATGGAAGCGAAGATTATAAAAATAATAGAGTGCACACATTCATATTTGCATTGAACGATGATTATGAAGGTGGCGAAACTATTTTCCCTAACCTGAAAAAAATTTTTAAATTGAAAAAGGGTGACGCCCTTAGCTTTGATACACTCGATAGCTGGGGTGGTATAACAGATGATGCATTACACGGAGGTGAACCTGTCACATCTGGTGAAAAATGGATAGCGATTATTTGGGAACGTCAATTTATAATTCAAGATCCTTAGCTCGTAACTTTTCGCGGTTCGCCATGTGGAGCGCTTCAACATCCGCCTTGTTTTGTCCTACGTAAGGCACGGCATAGCCTTCATCACACATCCACTTATTGACGTTCGTCCAATTACCATCTTCACCGACCCACACTTCCGCTAAAATGCGACCAAATTTACCGCGCGAATCCTTTTCCGGGCATCTGAGTTCGATCTCTATATCATCCTTCTCAGATTCTACGGCTTTGAGACACCACTCCTTGAGTTTTTTCTTGGAGAGGAGCCCGAAAACCTTTTCTTCTTCATCACGTGTTCGAGACTCTGGGGTATCGATGCCGAGCAAACGGACGCGTTGCTTGGTGCAGACATCGAAACCGAGATCTATGGTAACATCTATCGTGTCTCCATCGACGACCTTTTCTAAGGAGGAGACACGGTAAATGAATTCGCATTTTTCTTGGGTGTAGGTGGACATATACTATGGTTTAGAAAATTAACTGGCATAAGCCTGTGCTCTAATACGAGCTGCCGCCGCCGGGCCACCCGCTTTTCGATTTTTTGACATTGCATTTATAAGAACATCTTTTGGATTTTCACCCATGTTTATTCTTCGTTTGAGTTGAAGCTTTGTTTTATTTCCTATACGAAAGAGTGAATTTATAGTTTTCTTTGTGTTATTTCTGTTGTTTTTTGTGAGTAGTTGACCCCTGGTCACGATTGGTTGAGATCTATTACCAAATTTAAAATTGTTGGTCGACGAACCAACCATACTCAAAGTTTTATTCATTCTTTTTTGAGCGACTTCAGTATTTTTTATGTTTTTAGCCGCAGCGATCTTTTTTCTGATTTCCCTGAGTTGTGTCATATTTAACACACGTTCCAATTCCGATTTCAACTGTCTTCTTTTCTGTCCAAATGGACCACCTATGGTGTAATTACCATTGGGTCTTTTTGAGTTTATGAGTGCACGTAGTGTATTTTTAGCGACACGAAGATTTTCTTCATTTTTGAGATACGCCGCACCAGGTCTAGCTACATTTTGCCAACGACTGCGTACACCACGTTTCCATGCATTTTTGTTTGTCGCGAGTGTATTACTCATTTGTTGAAAAGCTGCAGTCGCATTAAAGTTTTGGGTGTTTGATGCTCGGTTTCTTGTGAGTCTAGAGGCTTCTATGATTCTCTGCTTCGCGCGTTGTTCGTTGAGTCGAGCGGCAGCTAGATTTTTTTGTGTAGCTTCCAATTGGGATCGTGTGGTCGCATACTGTGCCTGATTAGCGGACATTCCACCTCTTAAATTTCTACGTTGAGCTTGAACCTTTCGCAATTGTTCTCTGAATACATTTCTTTGTTTGTTAGATATGTTCTTGGCACTTTGAAGTTGTCTCAATCTGTTCATGAGAGCGATTCTACCACCTTCAGCCATATTCAATTGTTTCTTGAACTGGTTTCTTTGTTGAATTAACGCGACGCGACTACCTTCGAGCATCTCTTTTTCTCTCATCAATCTCGCCGTTTCAGCTTCGAGTTGATTCTTAATTTTATTCTTCTCGGCAGATGTCGCCTTTTCACTATTTAAGTCTCTTTGAAGTCTCGCGACATTAGATTGCGTTTGTTTGATTTGTTCTATCTTTTTTAATAGGTCAGCGTTCTTCACATTGAGACGCTGTTTCGCGAGATTTACATTGGATTCGAGTACAGAAATTCGATTATTTTTATTTTTTGCTTGTTTTTCTATGGCGTTTATTTGATTTTGCATTTCTTGTCGCCTCGTTTCTAAAAGTGCATTCTTTTCCTTTATGAGGGCATTCATTTCCTTTTTAGTTAAATTAGCATTTTTGAGTTGTTCTGCGATTCGTTTCGCTTTTGCATTCGCTGCCGCTGCAGCCTCTGCACTTTGTTGAGCTTCAGCTTGAGCTGCGTTACGCGCCTTGTTAGCTTCACTCTTGAGACGATTTGCCTCGACTCTGAGACGGTTTGCCTCAGCCTTGTTACCGAGTGCTCGTTTCTCAGCCTCTTGCGCGAGCAATTTCTGTTGTTCGGCTTCTTGTGCCCGTCGAGATGCATTGTTTGCCGCAGCACCCGCTTCGGCTACGAGGCGTCGACTCGTTTCAGTCGCATTTTCCGCCTTTCTACGTGCTTCAATTACCGCATTCTGAGCGTTCGATACTTGTTTTCGCTCCACGAGAATTTGTTTTTCGAGATTTCGCCTTTGGTTTTCAGTGAGACTTCTTTGGCTTTGGAGTTCTTTCGTGAGTTCGTTAACATTTGCGCGCTGTTTCGCTAACACTTGTTCAGCGTATTTGGTCGCATTTTGCAATTTAAGTACATTTGATTCCGCTTTACTGGCGGCATTCGCCGCAGCCTCTGCTTGCGCTCGAGCTTCAGCGACTTTTTCGTTCGCCTTAAGTTTAGTATTTTCTAATTTTAATCCTAATAATCGTTCTCTTTCTTCGGCATTTATGAGTTTCATGTTCAAATTATTTCTGTTTTTTGTTACTCGATTAAGTTCCTTCTGTATAGCATTTTTCTGTGATGTGTTGAGTGAGATGTTATTCAATTTTTTCTTAAGATTGATTATTTCTTTGTTTGCATTTATTTTTTCATTTTTGAGTTTTTTTATGTTTCTGTTTTTCTCGGTTTGTAAAGCTTGATACTCTTTTTGGGTTTGGAATTGATTCTTAAGAGCCTGATTTAAGTTTGCTTGGAGTTTGTTTCTAACATTGGGGCTCGTAGATTTCGCGAGTTCGTTTTTAAGCTTTTGTATATTTCGTGCCTTTGTATTTATATTAGTTGTTAAGTTGCCGAGTTTTTCACGCATTTCATTCATATTTAAGGCGTTTCGGTTCAATCTTTGTTTTAAATTATTACGTTCTTTCTTCAATGCATTTCGCTCACTCACGGTTAGTTTAGAATTATTGAGTTTGGTTTCCAAATTTTGTATTTTATTTTCCAAACCTTTAAACACGCCCGCTGTTTCTTCGAGTGCAATGTTAAGATCACGCTTAATATCGTTTATTTTCTTTTCACCGGACACATATTGATTTCTTAACCCGCTTTTAATATTTGATGGGATGTTTTTATACGTATCATTTTTAATCAGTTCATTGAATTCGAGACCTCTTTTATTCTTTTCTTGTTGAACTTGTGTGTTAATTTTAGCTAGCCCATTGTTGATGTTGTATGAATTTATGTTTTTTAAGGCCTCATCTCTCACTGCGTTTAAATACACTCGGTTTACCTTTTTTTTACCGAGCTCTTCGTCTAATTTTTTCAACTTAATCACGGCGTTTCTTGCACCAGTGTCGGCACCACCCGACTGCTTAAACACATTCAATTTTTCACCCGCAGCCGACTTTATTTTTATGTTTCCTATGGTATTTACTGTTTTTTGAAGTTCTTCTAAGACTCGTTGAGCACCCATATCATTGAGTTGTGCCTTGTACATGGTTTCATACGCCGCAGTGATACGCGTCTTCGCCGTGTTATATATGTTTGTACCATTCTTGTACGCTTTTATACTTTTTTGGGCATCATTCATAAATGTCACACGGCGTTGTGTATTGAGTTTACTCCCCTTGTTTGTTATATATTTCTCGAGTTCGGCCACCTTCTTATCCTTTTCGCTCACCTCGGGAGTTGCCAACTTTTTACGCAGCGCATTAAGAGTTGTCGCGTTACCGCGTTTCAGTGCGTTTTCGACTTGACGAGCGAGTGCTCTCGTGTTTGCGCTGGAAGAGCCAGACTTAGCTCGTTCTAATGCGCGCGTGAGACTCGCAGTATTTGAACTGTTTCGACTTTTTCGCAACGCATTTATGAGTCCCGCCATCGTAGGGTCACTTGGAGTACTGGGTGGTTGAACCCCGTTACCGCCAACTCGTCGAGCTGCGGCAGCCATATAATACTTGTTGCGTGCCGTTCTGTTCGGTGGGCGAGGTGTCCCGTTTCCACGGTTCCCATTTTCGCGGTTCCCATTTTCGCGGTTTCCGTTTCCACGGTTCCCGTTTTCGCGGTTTCCGTTTCCACGGTTCCCGTTTTCGCGGTTTCCGTTTCCACGGTTACCTAGATTATTTGATTCATTCGAAATGCGCTTCAAGTTGTTATTCTTTACACCATTGCCATTGCGGTTATTTACATTAAAATTGTTTTGATAGTTGTTGTTACTATCGACAGAAATACGCTTTTGCTTGGGTGCTGTGATATGAAGACGTATAGGTTCTCTCACATTATTTGACTTCAACACGTTCTCTATAGCGTCAACGAGTTCCGATTTTGTCATATCCTTATAGTTAGAGAGCCCCACTTTACGTGCCACGCGTTTTAATTCACCAGATTTAGAAGATGAACTAAATAAGACTTCAAAGTCTGAGCTTGTGAGTGGAGATTTTCTGTCTAACATATACTTACCGTCCTTGGTCAACACCATCGGGGGGAGTGGGAGTTTACCGTCCTGGATAGACTTATATACGTCGCAGATTTGGTTCCTATTGAGATTAAGTTCTACACCTGTCTCCTGACGCACGAGACGCGCGAGGTTCTTAGCATTTATGCCCGGATTGCACACATCCATATTGTTATAAACTGATAAAAAATTATGAGATACCTTTCGTCAGCATTCGTATCTTGTCCTCATATGACATATTGAAATCAAATATATCCATGTCACCCACGTCTATGATTTTAACATTATAATCTCGTGTGTCGTAATCGTATCTATTCACAAGTGCCGAGCGCATGATGTTTTCAGCAAATACACGTGGATTATCTATATTTTCCACGTACGGTATGTTAGATTGTATCTGTATACAATGAACATCATACGGTTTATGTGCGAGAAACGGCGCGAGAGGCATAGACTCTACGGTTCCACCGTCGACGTACGTATTTCCTTTGTACTTTCTGGATGAAAATAGGAAAGGTATGGCTATACTCATACACACAGCATCGAGTACTTTCATGTCGGGGTGTGTATCGGCTGAAAAATATTCAGTCTTTCCGGTGTTAACACAAAATGCTGATATGTATATCTTTTTTGTAAGTTCCATAAATGTGGGGTCGCACCCACATATATACACTAACTTCTCACGAAGTGCTTCTAAATCTACGAGTCCATAACTATGTAAAAAACATTTCAAGTTCAATTTAACTAAATCTGAAATGTTTAATCTGAGTGATATGTCTATCATCTCATCGACTGTCTTTCCGAGTGCAAATAACACCGCGAGTATGGAACCCGCGGATGCACCCGAAATTTCTTGTACATCAGTGAGACGTTTTTCTATATTTTTGAGATACCCTAACATGGCGTAAAATGCCATAGCACCTGGACCGATTACCAAATATTTCATCGGTGGTCACTTAATAGTACTTAGGAAATTGCTTTCGCAAAAGAGCGAATACGAGCGCGAAAACCACGGTGTGTACTATCGCAGACGCTGGGCTAGTCTGTCCCGACATGTAGACACCCTTCGAGCCTGGTGGCAAAGTGAGCAACATACCTGGGCTCAAAGCCAAGAACAACACAGTGGTCACGATGAGATCGGTGCGCGTGAGAACGAGACCCATGGCCTTCGCAATCAACGAGTAGACGAGGAAGAACACGAGCGCGTGGAAAAGAACAGCGGTTCGACCAGTGAGACCATCACGGAACTTGATACTGGTACCATCGGTGCGGAGTAAGATACCTGGGCTGAGTGCGAGGAATAAAGCGGCTGGAATAGAAACCTTTTGTGGAAGCATGTTTACTTTGTATATATATTATAATTCTATAGCTCTATTGTCTGAGAACTGATAACAAAATTCGATGAAGTCGTGATACTTGGCATCTTTGAGAATGTGATGTCCGAGTGCTCTATCACCTAGATACCTTTGTAAGAGTTGCCACATCCACCAAAGGTCGTCATCAAAATGTCCTCCCCAATCATCTATGTGAAGAGGGCGGTGCATTTGCATTTCATACTCTTCATCATCACTATACTCATTATCACTGAGTCGCTCTGTAGCGTGAACGTATTCATTCCAAACCATTATTTACGTTCTCTGATACCCGTAAGTGAAAGAGATGTAGATTCTTTTACTGGTAAGTTATCGAGTACAGCCTTTAACACACTTTCAGCCTGTTGCTCGTTACCATTGAAGTAGTTCACAAGACCTTCCATTAAAGTGGTCTTGGTAAGTCCCGTCTTTCTGGCACTTTTACGAACTGAAATCTTACCTTTCTTGAGGTTAATAGCGTCGAGACCGTTATCCATCATGAGCTTTTTCACTTGCAATTTGAGGGACTTTTCAGCCTGGACGAGGATCTTTATATCTTCTCTGGCTTCTGTAATTTGCTTGTTTAATTCAACCAATTTAGAGACGCTGTTTGAGAGTTCGTCTGAAGGAACTTGAGACATTTATATATAAATAATACGTTATTCTTTAAGTTTATGCGCACAAACTACGTTGCATCGTGTCGGGTGCAATAGTGGAGTTATTCCACACAAAGGCATCTTTGGGGTTTGGTGGGTCAGCACGAATTTGTTGGTTCGCGTTACGAAGGGCACCACCGATGGTTTCTGGGTAACCAGTTTGTTGGCGTGGCTCAAGGAAGTTTTGTCCGGAGAGGATGTCATCTGGGGCAAACTCACCGAAATCCTCCTGAGGCGCAACTTCACGTGGCAACAAAGAAGAGGCAAGACCGGTACCCGCCTTCATTTCACAACCAATCCCGGCTTCCGCCGATGGACCGACGGCATCAATGCCACCGATACCGGCATACTCCGAGTCCTTCACACTGTAGGTGGAACGGTTATTGGTAACCATGAGGTAAATCACAACCACAATCGCGAGACCGATGATCGCTTGGCGTGGAGTGATCTTTTTCATCTTCATCATCTTTTATATATAGAAACAATTTTTTTATTCATCGTCTTCAATCACAATCTCCTCTGGGTAAGCCTCGACTTCAGGTTCTGGCTCTGGTATCGACTCCGGTTCCGGTTCCGGGACAGGTTCTGGTTCTGGTTCTGGTTCTGGATTCAATTTCACCTGGACCAAATTCCACGCCGGGCCGAAGGCTTTCTTCGCGAACCAGAGACCGGCGTATTCAAGCATGATGGTGCACATCGTGCCTGGAGAAAACGCTTCAACCTGAATGACTTGCTTCGTGGCGTCGAACACCTTTGTAGCTGGAATCTTATCCGCTGAGATGGTGTCTTCCTTCGTATAAACCTTATTGATTGTTTTCTCAGTCAACTTTTTACCGAACCACGTTTCACTGTTTTCGACCGCCGACACCAAGTTTTGTGCGTGAATGGCATCAACCTTATCGATACCCACTGCGTCAGTGAGGTCGAACGTAACTTCACCGGAAACATCGTCGACGACCTTCACATTCTTCACCTGGACGTAACACCTTTTTTGGTCTTCAGTGAGTGCCTTGACGTGATAGAGACCATCTTCGCCTTTCGAAAGAGATCCGTAAATCATTTTATATATCATATACGGTTCAAATCTTTAACCCCTATAAACGGTATCATAGCCGATTTTCGTATAATAGGCTTTGGAACCCATGCATCTCTAGATGATTTGAATCCATAAAGAGTTTCTTCTAGTTTTATTTTTTCCGGTAACGGAATGGGACGTTTTGGCCTGTAATTGAATTCATTTTTCACATAATTACTCGATTTATTCTTGACCCAATCTAATTCTTCTGTGTTAAAACGCATATTACCCTGTGTTTTACTAAATCCAGATACATTTCCCATGTTATGTGATGCTTTTATACCGTATACGTACTGTTTGGATAGTTTTTCTGGATCTGGAGTTGTCGTAAATGTAGTGTATTTCTTGGGGTTCACTTTTTTAGCATTTGACATTTTCACGTTACGGAATGTGGTGTGTTTTTTAGCAGTCTTCTTCAGTGGTATGCCTACCTTTTTCATGATATCTTCCATTGAATCACTTTGAAGAATCTTTCGTTTGGTGACGAGGCGGGCGAGTTTAATCATTCGCCGACGGTCTTTTTCTTTCTTTTCGGGTGCTCTGAGTCCCAACTTCTGCATGGTATACGAATCTTCAATGAGAAACTTCTTAGATGCGAGTTTGATGTTATCAAACTTACCGATAACGTACTTACCCGTGATTTTGAATATGTCGAGTGCCTGCACTTGATCATCTCCAACCTCAAATCCAAATTCACCCGGACGCATGAATGCGATATCGAGTATGCCACCCATGTTGATTGGTTCGATGCGACCAGTCTTTGGTGAGTACACGCGAGCTTTCATGTCGAGTGTGAAAAGCTCTATGTCTGCGAGTGTGTCTGGTCCCTTTTTTGCGTCCTTTTTCTTAGGAATGAGTGTATATCGACGTGTGACGTACGGACCTTTATTCGCAAAACCAAGACCTATGAACTTACCCGGTTTTCCGCGTCCTTCGTACACGAGCTTTGCAAACCGTGTATTCACTCTCTTCGCGATCTCACCGAGTTTGTTCCATAACAAAAGCTTGATCGCTTGAAGTTTTCCAAAAAACTTAGCGTCTGGTTTTATTCTGGGTGTAAATTTGGTGTCTATGTCGAGAGTCATGATTCTCTGGGTTGGTTCTAGGTATGAATTTACGGCGTCTCCACCAGATAAAATCAGATCGCCGACTGGATTCAAAAATTCTGTGAGTTCGTCAATGATAGCGTATAATTCGTAACGAAGTATGTCAGTGAATATAACGCTCGCGAAGTCTTTGAAATCTTCATCCTTGTGGAGGCGGTGCACTCTCGCCCTGAATTTGGCGACATCATCTTTATCATAGAACTTCTTGAGAACAGGATCGTTATGGAATAATTTTTTTGTCCTGAACCTATTTATGACCCCAGCTGAGTACTCTGTTTGGTCCATGTTATTAATACATCACATAATATTTCAACAAGCTTAAAGATGTAATACCTAAGTAAAACATAAAACGAGATGTCTTTTGAAACTGTCCTCACCGAAATTGCTGCTCTCCGTAACGACGTCAAGTCCTTGACCAAGATTGTTCGTAAGATCAAGGCCAAGCAAGACGACCCGGACGGAACCAAGGCTGCTTCCCGTGCGAA